TTATATGATAAAGGTGCCTATATTATGAATTAGTTAAAATATTAATAATAAAAATATTTTAATGAAAATTATTTAAATGACCAATCTTTTTCTTAAGTCATTTCTTTTAAGATTTCTACCACCAACAACAAGATCTCCATTTTCAATACCTCCTCGTCTATACATTCTTCCAGCTTGTACTCCACCATCATAGTAATCTTCTTCACCATAACCCAATGCTTCAGCTGCTTTAGATGCCAAAGGTCCTGCTGGATGAGGTATCAATGATAATCCTTTGGAAATAAGTTTATGTTCTTTGAAAAAATCATTTATTTTACCAAATGCAGTTTTCAAACCAGTCATAAAATCACCACCTTCTGGATCTTCTAAATCTCTTTTTAGTATATATGGTTTTCTATCAGCATCTAAAATATCTTGAGAAGTAATAACTCCCAAATTTTGGAATGATTGACCATTCATTACAGTAAAAGTTCCATCAATTGATGTAACAATATACAAACTACAATCAAGATTTCTATTACTTACATTTGTAACTGTTGCGGATACTTGAAACATACTTTGAGATAATTTTCCTGCAGCCTCCAAAGGATCCATTGGAATATCACTACCAAACTCAATACACAATACTGATCCAACTGTACCAACATATGAAGGATTTGAAAATGGTTGATCAGACGCAAGAACTGGTCCTCCTGACCATTCATTCCAAGATAAGTTACAATGATTTCTTTTTGACATTTGATAAAGTTGTTGCATTGATGCTGATGCCAATATTCCTGTTCTGCTTTGAAATTGAATCGAAATATTGTTAATTTGTAAAAAGGTATCAGTAGCAGCATTATTTGAAAACAAAGCACTATTCTTTTCACGAGCAAAAATATAAACTCTTCTTGGAATGGCAGATAATTGAATATTATTGGAATTGACAATTGTTGTTACTCCCGCATTAACAACTCCAAAATCAGTTGGGTATCTTTGCAAATCCGAAAAATTATATGTGATAGGCATTGCAGGTGGAATATTCATTGTAATTGGAGGTTTTAAATATTGGAATAACAAAGTTGGTTGATTACCAGTTGTTGCAGCAAAAGAGGTTGGTCCATTTGGTAAACCTCCAAAAGTGGCTGTAATATTATTTATATTCCAATTTGTATTATCGTGACTCCAAAGTCTATTTCCTAATTGACCAATAAAAGTCATATTACAATCAAGAGTTTGAACATTATAAAGTCCAGGAGCATCACCTTGACCCCAATAAAATGGACTTAAAAATATTGGTTCACAGAAAGCAACGTCAACAATTGCGGTAACAGTTGTAGAATTATTATTGGATGTAGGATTTGAAACAATTTTTAAACCAGCAAATCCTCCTCTTGGAGTACATGTACCTTCTAAACCATCTCCATATAATCCTAATGGATTTCTACTTGTTCCAGATCCAGCAGCATATGATTGATAACAATCATAATAATTTGGTGTCATTGAATATTCATGATTTTTCAACTTAATATCTGTATTGTAATGTAATAATGCTTGACCCATATCAGCCAAATTAATACTAACAGATGTATTATTTATGGTAAAATTCAATGTATCAATGATATTTGCAATTGGGAAAGATCTAGGAGCATCATTTCCTACTTCTAAAAGGGCTCTTGGTAAAACATTTGTACCATTTGGAATACCAGTCATAGTTAATCTAATTGGCAAATAAACATATACCTTACGATCAATAACAATTTGTCTAGAAGGAGGATTACAACTCCATTGAATAGAACTTTGTGATACTGAAGATGTGGTATATTGTTTCCATGATGTTTCACTAGATCCTTTTATAATAGCAAAATCCTTTTTTCTAAGCAAATCCATTCTTGTATCAAGACATGTGATAGGCTCTAATTTGTCGAATGATAATGACATATATATTTATAATATAGATTTTATTATAAATTTTATATTAAATTATTTTTTTAATAAATTACCGTTTGCCTTATATAATGATTTCCTTAAAAATGCAATTTTTAAACTAGAGTATTGTCCAGCATTTACTGACATAGGAATATAATTTCCAAATATATCTTGCCAATAAACTTTAATATTTATTTTTCTTAGAGGAGCTGTACTTTGTAAATCAACTAATCTATATTGAGATGTTGGATTATAATAAGCAATTGATCTATTGTCTCCAGCATCATTTAAATTTAATGTAAAATCGGTAATAATAGGCCATAATACATTTTCTTCAGCTGATGATGTTAATGATGGTATATATTCTTTTTGAATTGGTATACTACTTGATGTAAAAACTAATTTTCTTGATGCTGACCAATATTGCATTACTGAATATGCTCCAGTAAAAACATAATAATTAGGAACATTACCAAAAGGAACTAAATTAAATGTTGAAGTTAAATCAAATATATAATCTTTTCCATTTGGTTGAGGTGTTGGACTATTATATTTAAATTGAAATGAATCTAAAAATGAAATTAGAGAACTATTAATATAAATAACAGGTACAGCAGTCAATGGTGAAATTGGAGGATTTGATGTAAATATTTGATTAACTACCAAATTCAATAATTGTGTAACTGGATCAAAAAATAAATATGGAGGATCTACAGATGGAAATAATGATTGTAATCCAGAATTTGTATATGATTGTGAAAGACCAACATTTATCATATTTATCAAATCATTGAATGAGTACATATAATAATATGGTGTTACAACTTGATATTTTTGATTTTGTGTAGGAGGTAGTTCATTATTTTGTGGAGTATAAATTAATTGAGTTGGATAATTTCCAGTTAAATATGATATACCAACAATATGAGTTGATAAATTTGGATTTATTTGATTGGGAACAATTGGACAAATTAATTCTGGAATTGAATTTAATGGAATATCGAATCTTATAATACTACAATAATATTCACTTGGTTTTGCCAATATATCTGAATTTCTAGTAATATCATATTCCATTGGTATGAACTCATTTCCTGTTGTAACCGAAGGAGCTCCAGAATAATCAAGTATTGGTGAAGGGAAATTGATATTTACATATACATTATCAGAGTAATCATTTTCTATTGTATAAGACATATATTATATTATACATATATTTTTTTAAATATTAATTGTGATAAATGTAACAAGCATATCATAGTCCATATTTAATTTATTGCACCAATAATTCAAAAAATGTGTATATTCATCTAAAGTCTTATTTCTAAAAATAATTCTAACAGCACAATGTCTACCACATGTTCTTATTCCATTACCATGTTTTTGAAATTTATGTTCATTGTATGACAATTTATAAGGACTTTTATATAGTAAAAAACTTAGATATGGATAGTATTGATTGGATATAACTCTAAAATGCATTGGAATAAATTTAAGGCTGTCATCAGGATAACCTCCATATGGATTAAAAAATTCAATTTCATTTTCTGCAACTTTAAACAAACAACACCAATGACCATAATTCTTTTTAGCTTCAAATAAAAGTATACAACACCCATATTCACCTAATACTTCATCAATATTATCATAATTTATTAATTCAGGATATAATATCAATTTTGCTTTTCCATTTACTAATTTTAAAAGTATTTTATCTGATAAGGCAACATCCTCATATTTTTTTAATATTTTCTTTTCATCCATATAATATTAGATTTGATAATTATCTAAAATATTCATTAATTTTAATCTTCCTTGTTCATTTTGATCATCAATACTACAATTACATCCATACCCACCACTGACTAATTTTAATGGATTTATTGGTTCATCTTCTGGTTTTCTTATTATGTCATTATAAATTAATGGATATGGTAAAAGTATTTCTGGAGGTGGATTCATATTTACAGATTTAAAGTATGTGATTGTTTCAAAGTTAATTATTCTTTTCATTTGTTTTGATATTTCTTCCAATAGTTCTATTTTATGATTATTGTTTTTAGCAGCATTTACATCATTTAATAATTCAGCAAAAACATCAACATAATGATTATTCAATACTAATATTTTTGCTATTCTCATTTTCATCTCATCTAATGTTTTATGTATTGATCTTTCTGATGGTTTTTTACAATTGTATCTATTTCACTTTTTAATTGATATAATAATGATATATCGCCAGATAAAAATGGTAATACTTTATTTAAAATTGTCTCATAAGCGTATTTATCAAATGACGGATTATTTATGTATCCATTTAAATTAGCCAAATAATATCCTCTAGCAAATGCATATATTCTTTTAGCCATTTTAAAAGGAGAATAAAACATATCTGAGTAATATAATTTCTCTATTTCATCCTTTAATTGTAATATTTTATTTCCACTTTGCAGTTGATGGTATTCTTCTCCAACTTTATATGCCAAATAATACACATTTGTTGTTTCTACAATTCTACTATTTATTATTGTAATAACATCTATCTTTACCAAACTATCCATTCTCAATCCATCAGTAAATTTAAAAATAATATTACCGGGTAATACTTTTTTATTATCTAAAACTTCCTTTGATGTCCACCTTAAAATATAATGTTCTCTTAATATGTATTTTACAACATCATAATCATTGGCGTTTAAAACTTCATTACTAACTAGTATTTTTCTTAGTATTTCGAATTCACTATCACTCAATAACTTTTTATAATGTAAATCAGTAATTCTTCCTAATAATAAATTATCTGGATACCATTTACCATTTTCTGCATCACCTAATTCTAAATTGTATCTATGATCAATACCACATTTTACTTCAGAATAATATTCCTCTTTTAATACCAATACATTTTTAATTATTTTTTTTAATGCAATAAAGAATTTATTTACAACTTCATCTTCAGTTTTACAAGATTCACAATTGAAATTTTCTAATAAATCAATATCACCGGGATACTTTTGAAATCTATATATGTAACTACCAAAAATTTGAGCTTTAGCATCCATATTGGGTTTTTGTGCAGATAATAAATATACTTGTTTTAATACTGATTCAGGATATGTACTTTTAGGATTTGTTTCAAGATATCTTCTGAAATTCATATATATATTAATTACATATTTTTATATTGTGATTATATATATAAATGAGTATTGCAAATCTATTTTTTCCAAATGATTATAAATTGTTCTGTGAGAGCCTAACAACTAATTTACTTTATGCAAATGGAATTGATGGTCCCAATGGTAATCCACTATTTTTGGGAACAGATTCCCAGGCTGTTTATATTGGAAATGATATACCAAATCAAGTTTACATAAATCAAATTCCATTCCCACAAGGTTATATTTTTTCGGGACCAACAGGTACAATTGGACCTACTGGACCTACTGGATCAAATGGATTAACTGGTGCGACAGGAATTCAAGGTCAAACAGGTGCAACAGGAATACAAGGACAAACAGGAATTCAAGGACAAACAGGTGCTACTGGAATTCAAGGACAAACTGGATCAACAGGTATAAATGGTCAAACTGGAGCAACTGGAATTCAAGGAGCAACAGGACAAACTGGACCAACTGGAATAAGAGGATTCACTGGAGCAACAGGTGTAACT